TCATGGGCAACTTTACAAGTATAACCTTGGGTAATACTTTAAGTTCTCTGTATACCACAATGAATACAATATCAAATTATCTTGCAACAACAATTACTGTTGTAGGAAATGGTGTGGTTGGTTGGGCAAATACAACTTCAATAGACGTAGCCAATGCACAAAATTTGATGAATACTGTGTATCAAACATATTATTTGATGACAACCTATCCAGCACAAGACTCACAATTCTTCCAAAATTCTGCAAATGTTGTTTCAGACTTCACGACTGTGCAACAATTTAATAATTTGGGACAATCTGAGAACTATTTGTTGAAAAATTATATTGGCACACCTTCCCTAGTCTCCAATTTAAACTGATAAATAGTAGATGGCAAAAATACAACACCTATATTCAGATTTGGACTTAACATTCAACAGAACACCAGTAACTGGTGATGTTGCAATGCGTTTTGACGACCAGGCCGTCATTGCTTCCGTAAGAAATTTGTTGTCAACCAACTTCTATGAGCGTCCTTTTCAGCCTTCCGTTGGTTCAAATATGTCTGCATTGTTGTTTGAACCAGCAACCAATTTGACCGCAAGTGTTATATCAGATGAAATTAAGAATGTCATTACAAACTTTGAGCCAAGAGCGTCCATATATAATGTGACTGTAACATTGTCACCAGACCAAAACTCTTTTGTTGCGGATGTGAGTTTTTTCATTGGTAATAATACATCACCAACAACGTTAAATCTTCTTCTTCAAAGGTCCAGATAATGGCATCTAATACAAATATTCAAGTTGCTAGTCTAGATTTTAGCAGTGTTAAACAAAACTTCATTAACTATCTGCAATCCCAAGACACATTTAAAGATTATAACTTTACCGGTTCATCTTTGTCTACTCTATTGGATGTTTTAGCATACAATACACAGTATAATGCATTCTATTTGAACATGGTGGCCAATGAAATGTTCTTGGATTCTTCAATCCAACGTTCTTCTGTGGTGTCACATGCAAAACTATTAAATTATGTACCACAATCATCCATTGGACCTATCGCACTTATCAATTTGACATTTTCTGGTGTTACAACACCATTGTTTACTTTGCCACGATATACAAACTTCATGTCAGAAGCAATTCAAGGTGTCAATTATAACTATGTTACAACAGAAGACAATACAGTTGCTGTAAATAACAATGTGGCCACATTCAATGGTGTTGAAATTAAACAAGGTACATATTCAATATACAATTATACCGTAAATTCAACAACCAATCCAAATTACATTTTTGAAATTCCTGATGCAAGTATTGACACTTCTACAATGATAGTAACGGTACAACAATCTTCAACTAACAGTTACTCACAGATATTTAATCCCACATCAAATTATTTGTCACTTGGACCAACAGATACTGTATATTTCTTACAAGAAGCAATCAACGGCAACTACCAAATCTATTTTGGTGATGGCATTCTAGGACTACAGTTGTCGGATGGCAATATTATTACCGTAAAATATATTTCTACCGCAGGTTCTGCTGGTGGTTTGGCAAATAATTTCACACTAATGGATTCAGTGAATGGTGGCAATTATACCTCCGTGCTTGTAACACCGTTCCAGGCAGCATCTCAAGGTATGGATAGAGAATCTATTCAATCTATTAAGTTCCAAGCACCAAAGGCGTTTGCGGCTCAAGGTAGAGCGGTTAGCAAAAACGATTACATCACCGCTTTACAACAAAACAATCTAGGTATACCATTTGATGCTGTGTCCGTTTGGGGTGGTGAAGAAAACAATCCACCAGCATATGGTCAAGTCTTTATTTCATTGAAACCAGCCGGTGCATATGATTTAACTCAGACACAGAAATCATTAATCATTAACAACATTATTAAACCAATCAGTGTGGTCACAGTTGAACCTGTCATTGTGGATCCAGACTATACATACATTCAAGTTAATGCAAACGTAGTTTATCACCAATCACAAACAGCATTGACACCATCAGGTTTAATTTCAGGCATTCAGCAAGCAATCTATGGTTATGCTGCAAACAACTTGAACACATTTAATTCAACATTCAATACGTATGATGTGTTGAAGGTTATGAATACTTTTGATCCTTCTATCATTAGTGCGGATTTTACTACTAACGTGCAGAAGAAATTCTATCCTTCACTATCAACAGCAACAACATACACATTAGTATTCAATAGCCCATTACAACGTGGTGTGTATGGTAGTGGCATCTCTAGTTCTCCTGGTATTAGAGTTATTGATCCAGCAAACACAATCAACACAATTGATGGTGTGTTCTATGAAGAAATTCCTTCTGCTACAAGTTCGGTTGAATCTGTTACCATAGCAACAACAGGTTACAATTACACACAAACACCATCTATCATTATATCAGGTGATGGTCAAGGTGCAAATGCATATGCAACTATTATCAATGGTTCATTGGCCAGTGTTACTGTAGCAAATAATGGTGTTGGTTATACTTCAGCGGTTGCAACAGTTATTCCTGCACCAGGTGACACAACAGGTAAAGGTGCTTCTCTTGTTGTTAATCTAACAGGCCAATTGGGCACACTAAGAACATATTATAATAGTAACACATCAGGTAAAGTTGTTGTAAGTAACAATGCAGGCACTATCGATTATGAAAAAGGTATCATCACAATGGTTGGTTTGAATCCAATCAATGTCGATAATCCTTTGTGTGAATTAACGATTTCTGCTAAACCCACAACAACCTTAATTTCATCTTCGTTAAATAGAATTATTACTATAGACCCATACGATCCAGCGGCGATAAGTGTCTCTGTCTCAGCAAAGATTTAAGTAAATGATACAAAGCAATCAGAAAACATCGTTACTGGTACCTTACGAACTACCTAAGTTCATTAGTGAGGATCCGAACTACGCCAATTTCACTCTATTCATTAAAGCGTACTATGAATGGATGGAAGAACAAGGTAATGTTTTAGACTTTACTAAAAGCATTCCTTCACTCATTGATATCGATAGTACCACACAAGAATTTTTGCAGTATTATATCAATGATTTCATGTCCTATTTTCCACAGGACATTCTGGCCGATCCAGTAAAGACAATCAAAGCAGCCAAACAATTATACCAAAATAAAGGTACGCCAGCATCGTTTGAGTTCTTGTTTAGAATTCTTTACAACTCTGACGTTGATATTTTTTACAACAAAGATGCAGTTCTTAAAGCATCCGGTGGTACTTGGTATGTTCCAAGAAGTCTAAAACTTGCTACTGATGATCCAAATTTCTTGAACACACAAAACTTGCGTGTGTTCGGCAACATATCAAAATCTATTGCTACGATTGAAGCATCGACATATGATGGTGTTAAGACAGAAGTTTTCATTTCAAACATTGAACGTTTGTTTCAATCTGGTGAAACTGTTACTGTTGTAGATAACAGAAATCAACCTGTATATTTTAAGAATGGCCAACAAGTTCCAGCAGGAACAGTTGGTGCGGAAACTCTTACAGCACTTATCGTTGGTCAAATTAGCCAAATTATAATTGATAAGAACAATAGAGGTTTAGGCTATTCGGTTGGTGATCCAGTTGTATTCTATGGTGGTTTGAATCCAAATACACCTAATCCCGTTGGTGCAACAGCAGTAATTGGTTCAGTTACAACAGGTTCTATTCAGTCTATTCACACCGACAATGAAGGTTATGGTTACACATTTTCAACACCAAACAATATTGTCGGCGGCGCAAACACACAAATAACATTTACGAATCTTGTTGGTGAAAGTCCTAAGGCTCCTATAGTTATTGTTGGTGGCTTAGATCCAGTTGGTGCAGCAAATGCAACTTTTGTTCCTGTGGACAGTCTACTACTGAAAGAACACATTTCATTAGGTGCAAACAACTATTTCTTTGCATCAGGAAACTATTTGACTGTTAATGCACCAGTACAGTTTGCTAACAGTGAATACATCTATCAAGGAACATCACTGGCATCAAACACATTCAGTGGTAAGATTGTGAACATGGATCCAGCAAACAACGTATTGTTGCTGGTTTCAAATACAACAGGAACAATTTCCAACTCAGCATTCATAATTGGTGCTAACACTGGTGCAAAAAGATATATTAGTGCATGGCAAGGCCAAGGAACAAACAACGTTCGTATTCAATATAGTAATGGACAGTTTTATCCAAGTGAGGGTGTTTATCAAGGAACAAACCTTGCAAATAGTTCGTTTAGTGCTGGTATTGTAAACATTTCTACAAACAGCACAGGAAATGTGGTGCTACAATTGAATAATGTTGTCGGTACAGTCAACTTGCAACAACAATTGCATGGTTATGTTTCACAGTCTTATGCAAACACCATCAATATAGCATATTCTAATGCAAACACACCGATGGGTAATGCATTTAGTTTTACCAGTTTCCAGACATATCCAATTTCTTCATTGATTGTTGAGAACCAAGGTGGTGGATTTACACAACCACCAACAATTGAAGTTAACACATTCTACAATGAAGATGAGTATTCAATCTCCAATCTTGCAAACTTGGGCATTCTTGCACCAGTAAAAATTAGAAGTGGTGGTACTGGTTATAGTGTAGGAGATACAGTTTTATTGGCTGGTGGTTCTGGTGTTGGTGCATATGCACAAGTTACTTCTGTTAATGCGTCAACAGGTGCAATTACATCAATTACATACGTGCAACAACCATTAGGTAACTCCGCAAACCCATATCCATTGGGTGGTAT